ACCTATAACTCAGGACAGAAAAAAACTTTCTACAATCATGGATTTTTAACAAGAAATTCTGATGTAGAACCTCCTTCTAAGAAAATAAAAATTTATTTCAAAAGTGCTTCTTTTGATGCTACAGATACTGGAGATATTGTAACAGTAGATTCTTATAATGATTTTAATTATTCAACAGAGATCAAATCTATTGATGGTTATATGAATACTGATATTATTGATTTAAGACCAAGGGTTAGTCAATATACAACCACTACAGGATCTAGATCTCCGCTAGAGTTTCTTGGTAGAACTTTTAACACTGTTGGAAATTCAGTACCCAATATTTTAGCATCAAATGAAAACATCTTCTTAGATTATTCATATTATCAAGGAAGAATTGATAGGTTGTATTTAAATAAAGATGGTAAATTCCAAATGAAGTTTGGACTTCCGTCAGATAATCCAGTAAGTCCAAACCCAGTTGATGATGCAATTGAAATTGCAGAGATTAGATATCCACCCTATCTCCACAATGTACAGCAGGTATCTATTAACTACCTGAAGTATAAGAGATTCCAGATGAAGGATATCAAAAAACTGGAAGAAAGAATTAGAAATCTGGAGTATTATACTTCATTATCAATGCTGGAATCAAACACAGCAAATATGTTTGTTCCAGATAGTGATGGATTAAACAGATTTAAATCAGGATTCTTTGTTGATAATTTCTCATCATTTAAGACTCAAGATTATTTCCTATCAAGAAAGAATAGTATTGATCAAACTCACAAATTGATGAGACCGTCTCATTTTACAACTTCGGTTGATTTAATGACTGGACCTGTGATTGATGTTGATCAAACAGCAGATAAAAGAACCTCTGTAGTTGAAGGTGTTAATGTAAGAAAACAAAATGATATTATTAGCCTTGAATATTCAGAGGTTGAATATGTAAAACAAACCTTTGCAACAAGGACTGAAAGTGTTACTCCGTTCCTTATTAGTTTCTGGCAAGGAACTATTTCTCTTGTACCTTCATCGGATAACTGGGTAACTCAAAATAGAATTGAAGCCGCAACTATTGATGTTCCTGGAAACTATGCTCAGGTCATGGCAGAAGCAGAGGAGCAATTTAATGTTGATCCACAAACTGGATTTGCTGCTACAATTTGGAATTCTTGGGAAACTAATTGGACTGGTGCTACTAGTGTGGTTAGAGAAACTAGACAAAGAGTAGATCATACTGGATTTGGACCTAGATTTGGTAGAGGTGGATGGATTAATGGTGGTAGTGGTGTTGCTCAGTGGGTTCAACAATCTAGGGCACAAACAGTTGAAGAAACTCTTGAAACAGTAACTCAAACAGGAGTTTCTAGTAGAACAGGAACAACAACAATGGTTGTTGAAGAGTTTGAAGAAATTGATGCGGGAGATAAGGTTCTCAGTACCGAGATAATTTCTACTGTCAGGTCTAGAAATGTAGAATTTTATGCAAATAACTTAAAACCAACCACAAGAATTTATGCATTCTTTGATGGTAAAGATGTTACTAAGTATTGTGTTCCTAAACTTATTGAAATTGAAATGAAATCTGGAGTATTCCAGGTTGGAGAAACTGTATCGGGTAGAGTTCTTAATCTCGGTTTATCCGAAGAAGGAAGAGACACCAATCCTTCTATTAACTTTAGAGTTGCTCAGTCTAATCATAGAAGGGGTGATTATGATTCTCCAACAGAAACATATCCAAATAATCCATATGTAACTGGAAATATTGGCATTCCAGAGACGTATTCTTCAACATCTACCATATTAAATGTAGACACGTTCTCTCTTGCAAATCAACCACAAGGAAGTTTCTTTGGACACATTCAAACAGGAATGACCTTAGTTGGAGAAACTAGTGGTGCTGAAGCAACTGTAACTAATTTAAGACTTGTTACCGACATTTCTTCTGCTCTTGGTGGTAGTTTCTTTATTCCAGATCCATCTAATAGAGATAATCCAACTTTTGAAACTGGAACGAATACATTTACCTTGACAAATGATCCAGATAATGATCAAAATGCTGCTACTACAATTGGAGAAGAAGCATATCCAACTTCAGGAAGTTTGGAAACTGTACAAGGACAGATTATTTCTGTTAGAAACGCAAGAATTGAAAACAGACAAGAATTTGAATCAGAACTTGTCAACAGAACTCTTGATACGGAAGTTGTTTCCTCCAGAAATATTGGTGAGGCTATTATAAGCGAAACAGTTGTTGGATGGTATGATCCTCTAGCACAATCATTCCTAGTTCAAGAATCACCTGGCGTATTCTTGACCAAGTGTGATGTATTCTTCCGTACAAAGGATGATTCAAACGTTCCAGTTAGATTCCAACTGAGAACAATGAAAGATGGTTTCCCAACACCAAATGTATTGCCGTTCTCTGAGGTGGTTTTACATCCAGAAGAAGTTATTACTTCAGATGATGGTACTGTCGCGACAACTATTGAATTTGAAGCACCAGTTTATCTGGAAGGAAATGCCACTGAATATGCAATTTGTTTGATTTCTAACTCTACAAAGTATAGTGTTTATATTTCTAGAGTTGGTGAAAATGATATTATCAGCGACACATACATCTCTAACCAACCCACACTTGGATCTTTGTTCAAATCACAGAACGCATCTACATGGGAAGCAAGTCAGTGGGAAGATCTCAAATTTACTCTCTATAGAGCAGAATTTGAAACAACTGGAAGTATCGAACTTTATAGCCCAGAACTTGATGAAGGTAACAAACAAATTGCTACTCTAGTACAGAATCCAATCAATGTTGTTTCAAAACAAATTCGTGTTGGACTTGGAACTACTGTTCATGATGTTAATTATGAACTTGGAAATACTTTCTTCCAAGGTTCATCTTCAAAACCAACTGCAACTGGTAATCTTGTAGGAGTTGCTGCAAGTGCTACTGGAACATTGACTATCACAAATCCAGGTATTGGTTACACACCAGCAGACGGAACTGCAGGATTCTCTAATGTAAATCTAGTTACTGTTTCTGGAACTGGTGTAAATGCAACTGCAAACATTACCATTCAAAATGGAGTTGCTATTGCGGCAACAATCACTGGTGATGGAGGAAATGGATACCAGATTGGTGACGTGCTAACTCTTGGAAATATTGGAGTTGCTAGTGTTGGTAGAAATGTTAGATTTACTGTAGCAGGAATTGGTTTAACAACACAATTAATACTTGATAATGTTCAAGGTGATTTTGCGGTTGGTGCTGCTGGAACTATCAAATTTATTAATAACGCTGGTATTTCAACAGAACTTAATGGACTAACTGGTGGCGGTGATGTTACAATTCCTACTGGTGGAATAACTGAAGTCTCTGATGGTATTCACATTAAGGTAAACCATAAGAATCATGGTATGAATTTTGATGATAACATCGTTAGAATATCTGGAGTTCTACCCGACATTAAACCAACAAAACTCACTGTTGCATATGATAAAGCATCTACAGATCCAATAACAGTCTCAGATGCGTCTACATTTAGCAGTTTTGAAGGAGTTGGTATTGGTACAACTAATACAGGTTTACTTTTGATTGGAGAAGAACTGTTAGAATATACTTCTTCTACTGCTACTACAATCGGCGGAATTACAAGAGGTGTTCTTACAAAGTCATATCCAGTTGGAACTAAAGTTTATAAGTATGAACTTGGTGGAGTAAGTCTCGCAAGAATTAATAGAGCACATACTCTAAGTGCAGCTACTGTACCTGATCCAATTACCTTGGATTCATATCATATCAAACTTGATATGGCTCAAAAGTATGGCAATGGTAATACAGATTCTCTTGGTGCTACTAATAATGCTGATAGGAGTGTTAATACACCTTTCAACAAATTATTCATTGGAGGAAACAAATCGACTGGTGGAGAAAACGTAAAAGCAACTCAAAATATTGCATTTGAAGGTATTAAACCACTCGTTCATAATATGACAGTTGAAGGAACTACTCTCACAGCAACTGTTAGGACCACCACTGCTCAAAGTATCAGCGGAGATGAAATTCCATATGTAAATGCTGGATTTGAAGATATTACTCTTAACCAGAATAATTACTTCAATACTCCTAGAGCAATTTTCTCTAAAGAAAATGAGGATGCTAAGTTGGATTCCTTGACGGGCAATAAGTCACTTCAAATGAGACTTTTGCTTGGAACAACTAATACTAAAGTAACTCCACAAATTGATCTCCAAAGATGCAGTCTTGAAACGTTCTCAAATAGAATTAATAGTGAGATTACAAATTATGCAACGGATCCTAGAGTAAATAGTCTCTTTGATGATCCAAGTGCATGTCAATATATCTCCAAAGAGATAACTCTTGACAGCCCTGCTTCTTCTATAAGAATCATGCTCGATGCTCATGTCAATCAAGAAAGTGATATTAGAGCATTCTATTCTACAAGTGCTGACCCTGGATTTGAACCAATCTTCATACCATTCCCAGGTTATGCTAATTTGAATACAAGAGGTGATATTATCAACGAAGAAGATAGTGATGGAACACCAAATGTATTTGTTGAATCTTCGTCAAGACAAGGATTTAAGTATGAAGATTTTGAATTTAAAGAGCATGTGTTTGAAATTGATAAACTTGCCTCGTTTAGATCTTACAGAATCAAGATTATTCTTGCTTCAACAAGTCAAGTACTTGTTCCAAAAGTAAAAAATTTACGAGTAATTGCCTTCGCATAAAATGGATATCTATTCTGTTAAAGGTCATAAGGATCTCGCCAGAGATCCTGAAACCAATACTATTGTAAATGTAAATAGACTTGAGTATGAGCAATACATTGCCAAAAGAAAAGCAAAATCTGAAAAGAATCAACAAGTACAGACAATGGAAGAAGACCTTGCTAATGTAAAAAATGAACTTAATGAAATCAAGTCATTACTAAAGGAGTTAATTAATGGACCCAAATAAAATTGAGATAAAAGGTTTAGAAAAATCTTTTGCGTATCAAAAGATTGCATCTGAGATAGATAGTTGTGATGACCGTGACATGCTAAAAAATATTGCAAAGTCTTTTGCAAAACTATATTATAAACAGCAAGAAACAATCGCAATTCTAGGATAATAAAATGCCCAGTAGAAATATAACTTTTGATCCAGACTTAGGTGTACCCTATGGCACTAATTTAACAATATATGGTGGGGCTAATTTTAGTACTACCTTTAATGTGACAACTGCGGCAAATACAGCGTTTGATTTAACTGACTACACTGGATCTAGTGCTATTTCTAAAAGTGTTTCTGTTGGAGCAACCTTAGGAATAACAACATCTTTTACTGTTGGTATTACTAGTGCTCTGGGAGGAAAACTAAATATATCTCTTGGATCAACTGCAACTAGAAGCCTTGCGGAAGGTAGATACGTTTATGATGTATTAGTAAGTAGTGGATCAACCACATATACTTTAGTAAATGGAAATATTATGGTAGTTCCTCCCGTTTCATCAGCACCCTAAATACAGTTAGGAAACTAGTGGATAAATGGCTCAACCAGCAAGTAGGACAGATTTAATCAATTATTGCAAGAGGCAACTTGGTGCTCCTGTGTTGGAGATTAACGTTGCCGATGAGCAAATTGATGACTTGGTTGATGATGCATTTCAGTATTTTCATGAAAGACATTTTGACGGAGTAACTCAGACATTCCTAAAGTATAAGGTTACTCAAGAAGATATTGATAGAGGAAAGGGAAGAGGTGGTAGTAATCCCATCGGTATCGTAACCACTACTGCAAATGCTACCATTGTAGGAACTGCAACCACTTTCTCTTACGAAGAAAACAGTAATTATTTACAAATTCCACCACATGTTATAGGAATTTCAAAAATTTTCCACTTCGATGGATCAAACACTACAACAAATAACATGTTTAGTGTTAAATATCAACTATTTTTGAATGATATTTACTATTTTGGATCGACAGAAATATTAACTTATGCAATGACAAAAAGATATCTTGAGGATATCGATTTTGCATTGACTACACAAAAACAAATTAGATTTAATCAAAGACAAGATAGATTGTACCTTGATATTGACTGGGGAAGCGTTACAGTTGACGATTATATTGTTATTGATTGTTACAGACTTTTAGATCCCAATGATTATACAAGAGTATACAATGATTCTTTTGTTAAAAGATATTTGACTGCTCTTATTAAGAGACAGTGGGGACAGAACTTAATTAAATTTCAAGGAGTAAAACTTCCTGGTGGAGTTGAACTGAATGGAAGACAAATTTATGATGATGCAGAAAAAGAATTAGATAAGATTAAAGAAGTCATGTCAAATACTTACGAACTTCCACCCTTTGACATGATAGGCTAATGTTAAATCCATATTTTACTCAAGGAACTAAATCTGAGCAAAATCTTGTTCAGGATTTGATCAATGAACAGTTAAGAATGTATGGTGTTGACATCTATTACATTCCAAGAAAGTACATGACAGAAAAGACTGTCATAAGAGAAGTTGTTCAATCTAAATTTGATAATGCTCTACCTATTGAGGCATATGTGGATAATTATGATGCATATTCTGGAGCAGGAGATGTTTTATCAAAATTTGGTATTGAATCAAAAGA